GGGGTGTCACGCCGACGCGTGTTGTAGGCAAGGGCCTAAACGGATTCTCAAGGGCGAGGATTCTGGAGGAGAAGATGGGGTCTGTGGGAGATTGCGTGGTCTTCGAGGTGGACGGCAAGGCTTTTGAAGCTCATGTCTCTAAGCGTCAATTGAAGCTTGAGCATAGCGTCTACAAAGCTGTCTACCCGGGCGACAAGACGTTGAACGAACTGTTAGAGGTACAGTTGGGTTTGAGGGGCAAGACTGTTGGTGGGATTAAGTACAGTAGGGAGGGGTGTAGAGCATCGGGAGATTTCAACACTGGTCTGGGCAACACCCTGATCATGGGATCTGCTGTCGATGCCACCCTGCAACTGGCTTCTGAACACCTTGGGCAGTTTCGCGCCACTTACTTAGCTGATGGTGACAATGCCTTGCTGTTTGTTGAACGACGAGTTGCCAGGGATCTTCGGGATGGCTTTGCGGCGTTTATGTCCGAGGTGTGCGGGCATGAGATGACTGTAGAGAAACCTGTCGACCTACTCGAGGAAATTACCTTTGGTCAGTGTAAGCCATGTTATAACGGTGAACGTTATACCATGGTTCGGCACCCCTTCAAGACGTTGAGTTACGCGTTCTCTGGTTATCGGCATTATAACCAACGCGCATTCACCGGTCCTTTGTTGAAAGCGGTCTGTCAAGCCGAACTTGCACTAGCCAATGGGATCCCTTTGCTGGAGGCGTATTTCGCCGGTGCCCTCCGCAAACTGTCAAGATACCGCGATTTGAAGGACCCGTCGGATTTTCTAGAGGAGCGCTTGAGATGGGGTTTAGGTTCTTACACCTCGTCGGGCAAGTTGAGGGGATGTACTGCTGCTTCCCGAGTTTCTTTCGAGAAAGCTTGGGGCATCGGTGTGGAGGAGCAGTTGATTCTGGAGCAACAGTTGGTTGCCAGTCTCGATCATTGGGCCGTCGGTGAACATTTCGACCAGGTGTTGGTTGGAAACGGGCCTGATGACGAGACTGACCTGGTTGGGAACAGAATCGACCTTTTCCTTGGAGGAAGGAGGCTCAAGGAGTAATCTACCGCATAGGGTTTTGCGCCCCTATTTTAGGCAGCTTATGCCAACGGTGACTGGTTCAACACCAGCTTGAGCTTTCTGATACCGTCCTAACTGCTAGGACGGCTGGGGAACTTGGGGAGGGAGCACGCAGCAAGGTGTCAATAGACACCACCCTAACGGTGCTACGCATAGGAAAGGCAACTGTCCGGATATTGGACCTTTGCTGGTTGTGGAACCCGGCACGGCATTCCCCCGTGGCGGCCACTCGTAGCGGTGATATAGGGCAGGACTGTGTTCGTCGAGGGGAGGGCTGGCAGGGGAACCGCGGCAGTAAGCCGTCCGAAGAGGAAGCGGTTAAATCAATCAACTAACAGGAAATTTGCACGCCGGCCAACCACATGGGGGTATAAGCGGCACAAATAGACACGGAAAGTCGTAATCGTGCATCGGATGTGTTACTCATCATAGTTGCTTAGTGGGGGTTTTGCAACCCTCGAGTTTACATAAAATGTTCTTTTCACCTGAAGTAATTGCGGAGTGGATTTAGTCGGAATCGAAAAGTAGGTTGACATGTCTATGCTCTACGCCACACTTCGGTGGTTAATGGCGAGCACATCCAGGTTACATGTTTCAAATGGATGACCTCTCGGAGATTCTGCTACTCGAAGAAGCGAAGCAATTATGGATAATACGTGCGCTCTTTTCCTCTCCATCTAGGAGGCCCCGAAGGGTTAATGGGTTTAACTGAAAATCTGAGGATGGTGGTTCTGCGTCTGTCGGACGTACCCACAGGTAGCTCGAACTGAGACCGTTTGCGTAACACGGACACCGCTCCGGGGCTGCAAGCTTTCCAAGGATAACCAGGCGTTCATGGTGACGCGGAGCATCAGGCCGGCAGAGTCCTGTAAACAACTAGCCGGTTAAGAAGTTG